TTTTGCAGAAGAAAAAACAATTCGCGGTGTAGACTCTGGTTCACCGTACGAGATTACGTACAAGCCAACCAAAGACATCAAGGGTGATTACTCTGCAGATGTTCGTTATGGTATGCTTGCTGGTCTTAACCCAGCACAGGGACTTATTTTTATGCTACAGGCTCTTGGCGGAGGATTAATCTCCAAGGACATGGCTATGCGTGAATTACCATTCACAGTCAATGTTACACAAGAACTTGAAAAGATTGAAATCGAAAACATGCGCTCATCACTTCTTAGTGGTATTACTGCAATGGCTCAGGCTATTCCGCAGATGGCTACGCAAGGCGGAGACCCAGCATCTATCGTAACTAAGATTGCGGGAGTAATTTCTGCGCGTCAAAAGGGTCAAACCTTAGAAGATGCAATCGCAGATGTATTTGCTCCACAGCAACAAGTTCCTCCTGCTGGGGCGGCAACTTCTCCTGTCGAGCAGCCGTCCCCTGCTCCAGGCGCGGCTCCAGTAGGAGGCTCTCCAATGGATACAGGTACGGCACCTCCAGCGGCAGCACCAGACTTACAAACTATTTTATCTACCCTAAGCGGTAGTGGCAAAGCAACAGGACGAGTGACAACTAGGGGATAAAATGACAACGCTGGTAGCGATACAAGGTGACGGTTGGTCGGTACTAGGATGCGATTCACGACTTAGTGATGAGCATGGACGTTTTCAGATAGCAAAAACACCAAAGATTGTAGAGAATAACGGTATCTTAATTGCTGGTTGTGGTTCATCGCGTGCTAGTAACGTGTTGCACTATGGCTACAAGCAACCTAAGCCTACCGTACAAGAAGACTTAAATACTTTTATGACACAGAAGTTTATACCAGAAATGCGTAAGAACTTTGTGGATTCAGGTATTGACATGAAAGAGGACGGCGATGTCGCACAAATTGATGGGGGATTCCTCATCTCGGTCAAGGGGCAAGTGTTCTCGGTTTCTGAGGACTACTCTTGGGATACCGATGTTCGTAATGTATATGTTATGGGTAGCGGCGGAGATGTTGCCCTCGGTGCCTTGGCAGCGCTGGGTGTGGAAAAAGTAAAGACTATTAATCAAGCAGAAACAATGGTTCGCAAAGCAATTGCTATCGCAATCCGATATGACAATATGTGCTCAGAACCAATTCATATTTTTAAACAATTTAAGTAGGAGGAATAATGGCTAGTGGAGGAATGCGCCCAGGTGCGCCACAGAATAACCCTGCCAATGTTTCAGGTACAGGTGGAGCAGGACAAAGTGGCAACTACACTGGCTTTGCCTACGGTGAGAATAGCGCGTTAAACAACTCTCGAGTTGAAGGTAATGCAGCGGTTGCATCAGTTAATGCAGCAGCACCATCTTCACAGGGAGAACCTTATGGTGGGATTAACATGTCACCACTAGGTACATTTATGGACCCAACAAATAATCCATCAGAGCCGATTACTGCTGGTGTAGACTTTGGTCCTGGACCTGGTTCAGAAGCGCTACCAAATGCTTTTAAGAGCGATGCACGTCAAGACGAGAATGTAAAGATTGCTATGTCATATCTTCCAGATTTAAGCCTTGCTGCTCAGTCTCCAAACGCTCCAGATTCATACAAGCGTTTTGTAAACTATCTTATTCAAAATTCTAACGGCGGAATAAATGGCTGATGTTACATTTTCACCTGGTAGTTTTTTTGACAATGTTGATAAGTTTGCCAACTCACTAGGCTACCAAAACGCAGGAATAGCAATCGAACTTGCAATGATTCCATGGAAGTCCCCAGAAGAGCGTGACGCTTTTATTGTTGGAATTACCGAGGAAGATGTCAAGGGCGGAAACGAAAAAAATTATATCAAACGAAATTTTTAGGGGGTAAGAATGTCTTCATGGAGTTCATTTTTATCCACGACAGGTTCTGTTCTCAAGAAACTTACAGGTGGCGGTTCTTACTTAAACGAGGATGAACAAAAAAGAGAAGAAGCATTTACTGCAAATGTAAGAAATGCTCTTAACAACGTAAACAAACAAATTGAATCCACCGCTCCAGGGCGTGTGGCTAAGGCTGCAACCAAGTCTACTGCTGACTTTTTGTTAAAGGGCGCTGTTGAGTTTAACAATAAGATTTATTCACCTCTTATTTCTCGACCAATTGCTACTCTAGGTTTGGTAACTGATTTAACTTCTCCTCTTTACAAAAAAGGACAATTTGAAGAAGGTTTTCAGTTCTCTGATATTAAAGCAGCGTACAATCGCAGCGAAAAAGTTACTGCAATGCAGGCTCTTACTAAGTCAGACTTAGTTCCAATGATTAACCCTTTGTCTCGACTATTTCTTTCTACGGCTTCTAGTGGTAAAATTAACTTAGATACTGTCAACCTATGGGAAGACGAGAGTATCAAGAAGAACTTTGTTGATAACGCAGTTGGCCGTTGGTACACTGGTATTGGTGACTTTGTTTTAGGTAACAAAGGTATTGGTGCTGCTGGCAAATTGGCTGGTGCAGGCGTAAAGGCTGCCGCAAAGCCTGCTGGTCTATACACTAAGACGAAGAGTGTTGATTCATTAGCAGCCGATATGGATAATGGAATACTATACGCCAACACAAACGGTGCGCAAGGTGCTCAGACTATCTCAGGAAGCCACGTATTGGCACTTGCTGGTAGCAAAGACTGGGGTATGATTGAAGACCTAGTCATGAAGTATAGCACTAATGAAAGATTGATTCCAATTATTCATCAAGCAACAGATGCAAGTGTTGTTAAAGATTTGCTTCTTGCTGATAAGGGTAACCTTGCTGCATTACAGCGTATAGCAGATACATCAAGTGATAAATTATTTGACATGGCTGATGTTAAGTCACAAATACGCACTAAGATTATTCAAGACGGAGAGATACCGTTACCAACAGGTTTATCTGCTTTGCGTTTAAAGAAAGCATTTGACGATGCAATAAATAATGACCCACAGTTTACAAAAATTAAAGATGCATTTTTTAGCGCAGAAGGCGATTTACTTTCTGGCGGAAAAAACTTCATGCCTATCGAGCCTATTGTTGGTGCATCTGCACTAATTAAGGGACAGGCTGCAGTACGTGGGGCAAAGACTGCAATTCGTGGCCGTGAGTACGAAAAGATTTCAGGTTTTCTGCAGACAACAATTGGCACAACTGCTGGTGGTTTAGTAATGTATGGTGTACGACTTGCTGGTCGCGCAACAGAGTCGCTACCTGCTGGCTTTGTTTCTCTATCAGGTATGCGCCCATTACAGGCGCGTGTAGAACTTACTGGTTTCCTTAATAACATGAAGATGTTTAGAGATGGTGCTAGTAAGGTTGAAACACAGCCTGGATTATACGAAAAGGTTTCAGTTGTTCGCGCTCGTCTAGAAGACGAATACATGAATACACTAGGTAAAGGTTCTATCGCACAGGTAGAAGCACTTAAATCAATTGATGCTCAGGTTGGCCGTATGCTTGCATACAAGGCTAAGATATATGATGAAGTAGCAATTAATAATTATGTAGCAAAGTTCCAAATGAATGTTAGCAAGGGAATGCAATCTGTCAAAGAAAACGGCTTTGGCGTTGGTTACGATGGAAATGTAACACTAGTTCAGCCTCAAACATTGCGTCAATTTGCAGAGTCCTACCGCTTCACACCTTGGGATGACATTGAAATTCAACTTGACATTGAAGCAGCAAAAGGACTTACTAAACTAGGTAAATCAAGTAATCGCGCTGGAAGAGATATCTTTGGTGAACTCAACAAGGTGTGGACATTTGACGTACTTGCTCGCCCATCATACGCATTTAAGCAGTCACTATTTGAGCCAATCATCAGCGTTGGCTTAGCACAGGGCATTACATTTGTACGAAATGAAATAATTGCTCAGGGTATTGTAAGAGGTTCTAAGAATTTTTCTAACTGGTCTAATGATTTTGTTAGAAGGAATGTTACTAACAGGGCTGAATACAAGGCTGTTGCTGGTAACGTCGCAGACAGGTCTACAATGTTACAGCAGGCTATTGCCGCTAAGAACAATGCAGAAGCGTCAGTTAACGAACTACTTAACAACGCTTCTCCTGCAACAAGGTCACAGCACTTATCTGCTGCAAAGAAGGAACTAAAGGCTCTCGAGGAAATTGTCGATAGCATAGAACTAGACTTGCGCGATGCAATGGTTCCATACGGGCTTACACAGGCTATCCCTAGCATGGCTACATTAGAGCGCAGAATTGCATACCTTGAATCTAAGCCAGGTATTACAAAAAAGACTAAAGAAGTTAAGAAGGCTAAAGCAGCAGTTGCTAACTATAAGACCATAATCGGTAAGATGGCAACCAACAAAAAAGTAATTGTAGCCGCAGATGATGCAGTTCAGCAGGCATATGCTAGTATTGACAATGCGCTTAAAGAACTTGGCGAAGCCAGAGTTAAGCAAGCAGACGTATTTGGTAAGAGCGCAAAGTTTAAGAAGCGTTATTACTCAAGGGAAAAGAATGTTGTTGTACTTAATGGTACACAGCATCATATTGATTCCTTTATTGAAGAACAGAGCACTGGGAGTGCAAACAACTTTACTGCAGCGGTACGCGCAGAAACACAGAACGCCAGAACACAACAAATCAACTTTCTAGGAGAAATGTCTGTAGCATCAGGTGTTTCCGCAATTAAGCGTAAGATTCCTATGTCAAAGATTAACGTAGCAGATGAGAACTACTTTGAAGAATTAGCAGACATTGCTAATCGTCAATACCGTGGTGAGCCTCTAATGGACTTAATCTTTGCAGAAACTCCAGTAGAGAAGATTCTAGCATGGGGAAAGACCGCAGAAGGAACTGCTTACCTAAAGGCATTTGATGTTTTTGATGAGAAACAAGCCTCTTCTTACCTTGTTGAAAAAATTGAACTTGTTAAGCGAATGTACCCATCTTATGAGGCTCGCGCAGCAATTCGCAAGGGTGAGGTTACATCACAGCAACTAGAAACCCTTCTTGCTCCCTACATTGATGAGTTGTATGACATCATCCCGTCTAACCATAACTACGAAGCGTTAACATTTGGTGTAAGTGGAGTTGCAGCAGCAACTCAAGGTTACAACAAAATGATGACTAAAGTAATGAGTAAACTCGCAAGTGTTGAAAATCCTATCCGTGGTTCCTTGTTTGACAAGTTAGCAACTGAGAATGTTGCAAGACGAGCACAGTACTTAATAGACCAAGGTGTCGAGATGACAACAGGTCAGTACAATGCTTTACGTCAAGCGGCGGGCCGCGAGGCTCTGCAAGAGATGGAAAAGACTCTCTACACTATTAATAACCCTAATCGTCTTATCAATTCCTTACGCGCAATCATGGCGTTCCCAGGTGCAAATGCTAACGCATTCTTGCGCTATGGTCGTCTTGCTGCTAAGAACCCAGTTCGCGCAGCAGCGGTAGTATCTAACTATGGCCGCGCATACACCACATTTGGCGTTGACGAATACGGTAACCCAACTGATAATATTAACAAGATATCTCACTTAATTGTACCTGGGAGCAATGAACTGGGAATGGGCTCAAGAGGAGAAGGCGTTAAACTTAGCGCACAATCTCTAGGTTTTCTTCTTAACCGTCCAGGACCATCATTTGTTACAGGTCTTTCAGTAGGTCAGATAATGCAGAAGTTTCACAAATCAGAAGCAGATGTTGAAGAAATGATGACATTTGGTGGAGTAAACTACTACAAAGTTATCTTCCCTTACGGTCCTCCTACATCAGTTAGAGATGCCTACACCCCACCTTGGGTTAAGAACCTAGTTAACAGCGGACCAGATTGGCAAAGAGAACTTGCAGCAAAGATATTTGGGCAAGGTGGACAACGAGACTACTTAAGTTCTTGGAAGTCTGTTTACAACTACAACGCTATGTTGGTTGAAATGGGAATCCAAGATACTATGCCATCTGATGCTGAGATTGAAAAGCAAGTAAAGGGTCTATTTCGCGCTAAGTTCCTATCTACATTTGCATCACCTTATGCAGGTATTCCTTACAAGATTGACAATGCTCCAATGGCTCTTACTTCGAACCTGTACTATAAGTTACAAGAGAAATATCAGGCCCAGGGCGTAAATAGCCAAGATGCCCGTGATTTAGCAGGTCAAGAGATGCTATTCTTACTCGGACCAAAGTTCATGCTTGACAGAGTATCATTTACTGGTTCATCCAAGAACCTTAATATACCTGCAACAAGCGAAGCATATGCACGCGTGTTTGAAGACAATGATGCACTAGTTGGAAGACTTGCCAACATTGAACCAGGTGAAATTGGTTTAGTTGGTTTACTAACTGCTGATTTAGATTATGACCCAGCAAAGCAGTCAAACAACATTCTTGCGCTCCTATCTAATCCAAGTGCAACATTGCCAGGAACAAGTAAGAACCTTAACGAACTTAAGATGACTCCACAAGAGATTGAAGTTGAGCGCATT